ACAGGTATTCGAAACTCTACTCTCATGGCATTAATGCCGGCTGAAACATCCGCTCAGATTAGTAATAGTACAAATGGTATTGAACCTCCTAGAGCTTTAGTATCATATAAACAAAGTAAAGATGGTGTAATGGCACAAGTAGTACCAGGTTATCACCACCTTAAAAATAAGTACGATTTACTCTGGGACCAAAAGTCACCGGCAGGCTATCTTGGCATCTGTGGTATATTACAAAAATATATCGACCAAGGTATTTCGGTTAACACATCTTATAATCCAGAACACTATGAGGATAATAAGATACCTATGTCCGTAATGATACAGGACTTAGTGACCGCATACAAATATGGATTGAAGCAATTATATTATTTCAATACATATGATGGTGCGGGTGAAATGGTTGAAGAACTACATACTTATGAAAGTGGTACTTCACCAGACATCGAAGATGAGGATTGTGACTCTTGCAAAATTTAAGAGATAAGATTAACGAAAGAATGGACATCCTGCAAAATTGGATGGAACAAGATTACCACATGAAAAGGCCGGAAGTCGTCTATGAACATACATTGACGATTAGTAAGTTTTGGTCTGTGTTAAGCGAAGAAGATAAGGATTATATACAATGTGCACAAGATGCTATAGAAACAAAATCAACAATATCATGGAGGCGAGATGTCAATACTGAAGAAAAATAAAAAGTCTCATTTAACTAAGAATATGTTTTTAGATGAGTCAGTTGATATACAACGATTTGATTTACTTAAGTATCCACAAATCGAAAAAATTACAGAAAAGCAATTAGGATTCTTTTGGAGACCAGAAGAGGTTGATATTTCAAAAGATAAGAAAGACTTTGATGCATTAACTGAACACGAAAAACATATCTTTACATCTAATCTTAAACGTCAAATATTATTGGATAGTGTACAAGGAAGAGCACCAAATATCGCATTCTTACCAATAGCTTCATTGCCAGAGGTAGAGAATTGGATTGAGACTTGGTCTTTCTTTGAGACTATTCACTCAAGGTCGTATACACATATTATTAGAAATGTTTATCCTGACCCATCTTATGTGTTTGATGGTTTACTTGATGTAAAAGAAATACTTGAATGTGGTAACGATATTGCAACTTATTATGATGATTTAATAAAAGATAATAATTCAGCTACAAATAAAATGGACCATAAACGTTCATTGTATATGTGCTTGATGTCAGCCAATGCTCTGGAAGGAATTCGCTTTTATGTATCCTTCGCCTGCAGTTGGGCATTTGCTGAACTCAAAAAGATGGAGGGTAATGCAAAGATTATTAAATTTATTGCCCGTGATGAGAATACACATTTGGCTGCGACCACAACCATGATTAAATTATTATTAAAAGAAGATAAGGATATGCAAAAGATAGCAAAAGAAATGGAGCCACAGGCTACAGATTTATTTGTTAAAGTTATTGAGCAAGAAAAGGAATGGGCGGACTATCTATTTAAGAATGGTTCTATGATTGGTTTAAACGAAACCATATTGAAAGAATATGTTGAATGGATTGGCTGTAAAAGAATGCGAGCAATAGGATTAACTTGTCCATATACTGTACCTCAAATGAATCCACTTCCATGGACGGAGAAATGGATTTCCGGAGGTAATGTACAAGTTGCACCACAAGAAACAGAAATAAGTTCTTATGTTGTTGGCGGAGTTAAACAAGATGTATCAGAAGATACTTTTAAAGGAATGGAATTATGAAGAAACCTAATTTATTTAGACGAGTGACAATGTGGATAGTAGACAGCTGGAGATTAGTAATGAATGCTAAGTACAATCCACTTAAGCATATACCAGACCCATCATTACAGACATACTTTATGTTAGTATTGTTTACAATGTGGTCAGTATATTTTGGATTTGTAGCATCTTTTTATATGGGATGGCTAGGATATAATACAGTACTTAGTATAGTAGTACATGCGGGAGTATTAATACCACTTGCATTTACGAATGCAATCTTTTTAGATGCAGAAAGAGATAATGCTCCATGGTTATTTGAATGGAGACAAGAACAAGAACAATGGAAGTTTTGGCAAAACAGACCTTCCAAAAAAGGTAAGAATATTATTTCGTGGGATATAGATAAGGAGGCATAATGAAAGGATATATATTAACAATATGTTTATTTATGACAGGTACTATTGCCATGGCATATAATAATTTGGAATACAAAGGGTACGATAGAGTTCATGGATGTTACGGTGAATGCTATGAAGAATATGTCAAACTCAATGGTACTGTAGTAGAAATTGAACAGATGAAACAGGCTGCAGCTAATGAAGATCCTTTTAGTTCTATTAGAGGTCTATGGGCTGGATGCGCAGCATGTCACGGACAGCAAGGTCAAGGTATGGGAGCATTCCCTGCACTAGCAGGCCAATCATCTGAATATATAATTGATAGACTAACAACATATAAAAATAGAGGTGAAGTTGGAGCTATGAGTTCTACTATGTGGGCTCAAGCTGGAATGTTATCAGAACAAGATATTGAAACAATTGGAAAATTTATTGAGGAGACATTATGATTACTATTTACGGAAAAACAATGTGTCCATTTTGCGATATGGCTAAAAGCTTATGTGAGCAAAAAGGATTAGAATACGAATATAAACAATTAGGTACAGACTTCGGTAGAGAAGAAATGTTAGAAACTTTTCCAGGAGCAAGAACGTTTCCACAGATTATATACAATGGCGAAAAGATTGGTGGATACGATAAACTAAAAGAACAATTGGGATAAGCCATGGAGCCAAATCATTGGTATACTCATAACTGTGATTTTTGTTTTACTTCTACAAAGATATACTTTGAAGAAGAAAGACCTGACCCTATTTACTGTCCACATTGTGGTTCAGCGGTAGAGCCTGTCGATGAGTTAGATTTCGACGAATAAATAAGAGTATGGAATGGGTATACGACGGCAAAACATACGAGCTACCGAAAGACTTCGATCACAAAGACGTATATGGTTTTGTTTATCTGATAACAAACAGAGCGACAGGACGAATGTACATCGGAAAGAAATTCTTTTGGAGCAAAAAAACACTACCAATAACAAAGACAAGAAAGCGTAGAAAAAGATTACTTGTTGAATCCGATTGGAAAAACTATTACGGGAGTAATGTACATCTTAAAGAAGAAGTAGAAAAACAAGGTGATGAAATGTTTCATAGAGAAATTTTACACCTATGTAAAACAAAAGGTGAATGTGCTTATCTGGAAGCTAAAGAACAATTCGCTAGAGATGTGCTTATTGATGATAAATACTATAATGGTATTATCAATTGTCGTATTGGTGGTAATGCAGTAAAAAACTTAAAATAACTATTTACATTATATACAAACTGTGGTATAATAATCTATTATATGGCAAAAATTTACAAGTTTCCTACAGGTGAGGAAATCAAAGAAGATAAAAATCCTATTGACGCAATGTCAGACGAGTGCGTTGAGACATCTCAATTTCTAATGGAAGTCCTAGAAGAATTTATAACTACAGGTCAAGCATCTGATGAGAGAAGATTTATGGATATGAATTTCAGAGATGAAATGAACCAAGAGTCTAGGGATATGTTCGTTATTGTAAATATGATTAATGCGATGTTCAATAGATATATGGGTATTCCTCATAGATTACATCGTACTTTTGATAGAGCTTATATTGAAATCAAAGCTTTATTAGCCGCCAATGAAAAAGGAAGAATTGAATTAGAAGAGCTTTTAAAGAAGCTTGAGGAAGAAGATAATGATACTACTTGATTATTCACAAATTGCATTAGTATTCGTATGTATAATAAAAGGTATAGAGATGAGTATGGCCAAATGGTTATATGTGCCGATGGTATGAATACCTGGCGTAAGGATTACTTTCCTTATTACAAAGCAAATAGAAAAAAAGGTAGAGATGAGTCCGACCAGGATTGGACAGAAATATTTAGAATACTTCATTTAGTCAGAGAAGAAATAGCAGAGAATCTACCTTATAAAGTTATACACATGGACGGAGTAGAAGCAGACGATATTATTGCTTCACTTGTTTTAGAAACTCAAGAGTTTGGAAAGGACGAACCTGTAATGATTGTATCAAGTGATAAAGATTTTATACAATTACAAAAATATAAAAACGTAAAACAGTTTAGTCCAATACAAAAGAAAATGGTTACAGATAAGAACCCTAGGACTTATGCGTTTAACCATATTATGCGTGGTGATACAGGTGACGGAGTTCCTAATGTACTATCAGCCGATGATACATTTGTAAGCGATAAATCACAAACACCACTAAGGCAAACCAAGATTGACGAATGGTTAGAGAAGTCGGATGTACTTAAAGATGTTATGCCTGAGCATATATTTAGGAATTATCAGCGTAATAAAAAACTTATTGATTTAACAGAAATACCTGATGATATCCAAACAACTATTATAAATACTTTTATGGAACAGAAGGTTCCAATGAGAATGAAAGTATTAAATTATTTAATTAAGAAAAGATGTAATCTTTTGATTGAAGTCGTGGAGGAATTTTACAATGGCTAAACATTTATTAATAACTGAGGTATTAGAAGGCGTTTCGGAAAGAAAAGGAAAGGTCAATAGAATCGAATGGCTCAGGGAAAACAAATCACCAGCTCTGTGTGATGTGTTGAGAATCAATTTTGACGATGATGTCATATCATTGTTACCAAAAGGTATACCACCTTATAGAAAGGACGATGCACCTGTAGGTTATGAGTATACAAATTTAAAAAAATCATTTAAGAGATTTAAGTATTTCTTCAAAGGACCATATAGTAATATGGAACAAGGGAAGAGAGAAAAAATGTTTATAGATTTATTAGAATCCATACATGGTGATGAAGCTGAAATGCTATGTTTGGCTAAAGACGGTAAACTATATTCTGAATATAAAGGACTAACTAAAAAATTAGTTCAGGAAGCATTTCCTGGATTAATTAGAAAATAAGGAGAAGCCTATAGGAAAACCTACGTTATGAACTTAACTAATTTTATAAGGAGTTTTTATGAGTTCAGTAAATGTAGAAAAGCTAAAGAAAGATATTTCAAAAGCAGAAAATTATTCAAGGAGATTATCCTGTAAAGGTAAACAAAACCTAGCGTATAAAATGGAAAAGAAAATACTAGTGTTAAATGATTACTTACAAGACATGAAAAAAGAATAGTTTACATTGAAGTAAAACTGTGGTATAATATATATTATGAACATATTTGTATTAGATAATGACCCTGTCATAGCTGCGCAAATGCTATGCGATAAACATATACCCAAAATGATTGTTGAGTCTGCACAAATGTTATCAACTGCACACCGCATGTTGGATGGTACTCCAGAACGAAGGCCATCAAAGTCAGGCAAAACGATGCAACAGTATTATACTTTCGGCGACGAAAGAGATGATTTGTATTACCTAGCCGTACATAAATACCATCCATGTACAACATGGACTATGGCAAGTTCTGACAACTATATGTGGCATTGGGAACATTTTACAGCTATGGGTTTAGAGTATGAGTTCAGACGACAAAAGACTCATGCAACAATTGATAAATTAGGTATGATACTTTCTAAAGCACCAAAGAATATTCCTGATATAGGTCTAACAGAATTCCCACAAGCTATGAACCATTACCCACAATGTAAAGTACCAGGCAATGCTGTTCAAGCATATCGTAATTACTATCACGAAGCTAAACCATTTGCAAAATGGGAATGGGGAAGAGAAGCACCAGAATGGTGGAGAGGTTATCAAAATGCCAATGTATGAGTTTATTAATACGGAGACTGAAGAAGTCTTTGAAAAAATGTTATCACTAGCAGAATATGATAACTATATGAAAGAGAATCCAAATGTGAAAAGATATTATTCACAGGCTCCAGCTATGAGCTATAGTGGAACTCAAAGTAAATTAACAAAAGCCGGTGACGGTTGGAAAGAAGTACAGGACAGAATTAAGAGTGGTATGCCTCCTAGGTTAAGAGGCAATATTAAAACAAAATAAAGATAGTTTTTTTTCTAGTATTATCATTATGAGTTATAATCTATTATATATAATATTGATTATGGCTCAACAACTAGAATTTAACTTTAAACCGAGAGATGCAACTCCTGAAGAACAACAGGAGTGGATAAATAATGAATTATTACCATTAGGTGATATGCAGTTAAAGTTTGTAGCGATTATGTCGGTAGTACAAATTTGCACTGTAGGATTTATGTTACTTTCTTTTTATATGATTGGGTCATTTATTGTAGGAGACTAAAATGAAAAAACTTTTAAGCGTATCAGTTCTTTCATTGTTTATATCAGATGCTTTTGCTGATGATTGGAGAATGAGAAAATTTGATTTCAATGCAGATAATGTAATAAGTGAAGCTGAGTTGATTCAGGGTGGTTGTGTTAAAGTTGGAAAGATGTTTGACCATGCAGATAAAAATGGTGATGACGTTTTAAATAGAAGAGAAGCAAAAAATGCTACTTGGTTAATATTTAAAAACAGAAAAAGATGTCCAGCTATAGTAGCACCAATTGCCACTGCTGATATCAGAGGCTAATAAATAATTATATGAATTTTATACATGAAGAAATTGATTTAGGTTATAGTGACTTAAATTCGGAAACGAAAGCAAAAGGTAGACATTATGTAGACCCGGAAGGTAATCAATATCCGAGTATCACAACAGTATTATCAATACTATCTCGTGAAGCGATACAAAAGTGGAGGGAGAGAGTTGGCGAAGAGGAGGCTAATCGTATTAGCCGGGTGGCTTCCTCTCGTGGTACTAAAATCCACAATATAATCGAAAAGTATATTGCTAATGACTCCGAATATCTATCAGGAGAAATGCCACACAATATACAAACATTCAAAGATATACAACCGTATATCGATTCTAACCTTTCAAAAGTATATTCAATAGAAGCACCTTTATATTCTAAACATTTAGGAGTAGCTGGAAGAGTGGACTGTGTTGGTGTATGGAATGGAAAAGATTCTATCATCGATTGGAAAACATCTCGTAAAGAAAAGAAAAAAGAATGGATATCTAATTACTTCATGCAAGCTGCAGCATATGCAATCATGTGGGAAGAAAGAACTGGTAGACCAATTAAGCAATTAGTTGTTGCTATCGCTGGAGACACTGGACCACAGATATTCATAGAAGATAGAGATAATTGGACAGCAGAACTAATAAATACAATATCAGAATATAAAAGGGAAAAGTTTTGGGAGGAATCACGATGAACTTTATGTTAGAAGCTTTAGTTAAAAAACTAGAAGGTGAAATTGCAATAGCAAAAGCTAATATATTAGTATATACTAGAAACTCTACAGGGATTGGAGAACATCCTGAAGTAGTAGAAGCAATCGAAACTCAAGTAGCAAAAATAGCTGAAGCTCAAGATAAATTAAACACTATAAAGAACCTAGAGTTATAAATAGATATTTACAGAACACAAAAAGTGTGGTATAATATCTATTATGAAAAAGTTTAACGAATTTTTAGCAGAGAAAGCAGGCAAAGGATTGACTATATTTGATATAGACGATACTATGTTTGTATCAAAGGCTAAAGTAAGAGTTAAGAATAAAAACACTGGTAAAATAAAAGAACTCACACCTCAAGAATATAATAACTACAAATTAGGTAGAGATGAGGAGTGGGATTACGGCGAATTCAAATCAGCAAAACTATTTTACCAAACAGCTACACCAATTGCAAGAATGGTTCAAAAGGCTAAAGCTATAATTAAAAACGCAACAGCCAGAGGTAGTAAAGTTATTATTGTTACAGCAAGAGCTGACATGGACAATAAAAACTTATTCATTAAAACATTTGAAGCTCATGGTATACCAATGAAGAATGTATATGTTGAGCGTGCAGGTAATGTAGGTGGTAAAAATAGCGCAGCAAATAAAACAGTTGTATTTAAAAAATATTTAGATACAAACAAGTATGCGAGAGTTCGCTTATTTGACGATCACATGGATAACCTTAAAGCTCTATTGGATTTACAAAGAGAATATCCACAAGTAGAGTTTTTTGCTTATTTGGCAGATTTAAAAGGAAGTGTAAAAAGAATAAAATAATGTATAATAAAATGAGAAGCGCCAGATATGGAGAAGGAAGTAGGTACTTCCGATGGTGGCTTTTAATGACAGGGAGGTTATGATGCCAATTAAGTTAGGTAAATCACACAAGCAAATTGATAGAGTTACTAAAAAAGTTACAGTAATTAATCCTTACATAAAACTGTTTAGTAAACAAGAGTTAATAGAAAAGTACAATAATCCTAGTACTAGAAAAAAAGATAAACAAAAAATTAAAAACGAATTAGTGAAAAGAGGCGGAGTAGTTTTTGGATAAGATAGATAGAATACGACAAGTA